GGGCTTTGGGGGAATAGGTGCAAGGATTAAAGCCTGCAAGATTCACCATCAGATTGAGGACGGCGCACCTATATATGTAGTGCGCCACCAGCTAAACCTGAGATCAAGTCAAGAAGACTTCAACGCGCTGATGTTGGCAATAGTGCAGCTGGTGGAGCAGACAGGCATCCAGTTTGAGTTAGCCATCGTAGACACCTTGGCTAGAGCCTTTGGCGGCGGCAATGAGAACAGCTCAGAAGACATGGGTGCATTCATCACCGCAATGGGTAAGGTTCAAGAGTTCCTCAATTGCGCCTTGATGGTGCTACATCACTGCGGAAAGGACACCGCCAAAGGTCTGCGAGGACATTCCTCACTGCTTGGCGCAGTCGATACAGAGCTTGAACTACTGCGCTTTGACGAGCAAATGAAAGGCGTACTCACCATCAGCAAGCAAAAGGATGGAGCCGACAACGATCGTTTTGGCTTTGAGATGGTAGAGGTAGAGATCAAACCAGCAGGCTTGGGATTGAGCGATCCAGTAGTCAGTCTGGCGGTGCAGGCATCAGATTTAACCTTTGATGAAAATCCAAAAGCTAGCAAAGGGAATACCGGCAAGGGAAAGAATCAGCGTTTGGAGATGCTCTGCTTGGAAAAAATGGTCAAAGAGCATGGATCACCAAAGTACATAGAAGGTTTACAACGCCATGCCATCAGATTAGAGCAGTGGAGACAGGAATTGTGGTCAAAGATGGGCTGCACTGATGAGGATAAAGGCACATTTAAAACCGCCTGGCATCGTGCCAAACAGCGATTGCTGGACTCAGGAGAGGGCGGCATCAGGGATGATTTTGTGTGGTTGCAGCATAAACCGATGGACTTTGATGCTGGATAAACATACAGGTTACAAGTTACAAACAAGATACAAATGTTACCAATTGAAGCTTGCATGGTTACAGTTACAAATCGAGAGTCTAGAAGACTCGATGATATGTAACCCATGCACCATTTGAAACCGAGGATAAGACATGGCAACAAAGAGAACAGCAAGACAGCATCCAGTGGTGGAGCATCCAAGCCCAAAGGCAGACGCTTGGACAATTCACGTTCAATCAAAGCTGGTTGAGTTGGAGTCAGTCAAAGCCGCCAGCGATAGGAAATGGGGAGAAAATCGACTGACTACTTTAGTAAGCAGTGAGGTGAGGGAGAGATTCTGGACTCAGAACAGCAGATTGCACCAAGCAATAGCGGTCAAAGACTTGGCGAAGTTCGATTCCAGCGTGGCGTCAATGATCAGGGCGTATGCAGTGCTGGATCAACTGGCTACCGAGGATCAGTGTGAGGTGGCTGATGTCGGCATACCTCGGATTGAGTGGGAGATGCAGAATGGTCAGACGATGGTGATCGTGAGAAGTGTCAACGAGGCGGTAGCGATACAGAAGTCTAGACAGGACTTGGCGAATCATCACATCTGGTCAATGCAGGAACTTGAAGCGTTGCTGGCTGATGAGCGTATGCAGGCAGTCATCAAGATCAAGGCGCTTGTGCCAACGGCGCAGCTCACCAGCTTCAAGCCAACTTCAGAGTTCAAGCCTGGCGGTGCAACAGGCTTTGATGACTTTGTTGATGACCTGACTTTCAGCGACAATGACACAATGGATTACAAGTTCAACAGCAAACAGGCAGAGAGGTTCAAGAATGGATCAAATTAAGCTCATGGTGGCATTTGTGCGTGAAAAGGTACTGGGCATCGTCCAGCGGATTAAAACGGCTTTAAAGAGGGTTTAAGCATGGCAGGAACACCAAAGCGAAGAAAGGATGTCGCTTTCCTCAATGAGATGCCAGAAGAGATGATCTTCAGCATGGTGGAGTCTGGGAAAAGCATTGGTGACATCTGCATCGAATTGGGCATCGGTAAACGTGCGCTAGACGATTGGATTGAGGAAAACGATCATGGTGCTATGATTACGCGCGCGCGCATGCGTGCCGCCGATCTTCTGGCTTGTGACACGATAAAGATCGCAGACGGCATGGACGTTGACCATCCGCAGCGCGATGTCCAGCGTATCCGCACTCGCCAGTGGCTGGCCGAAAGGTGGGATCAGAAGACTTATGGCTTACAAAAGGCGCAACAGATCAACATCAACGTGCAAGACCTACGCATGGCGGCACTGCGCCATGTCGAGGTGATCGATGACTTATCCACAGAAAATGGCGCATGATGCACACATTGGCCTGTGGACAACTGCAAACTGCCTGCTTATTGAGCAAAACAGACGGAGTTATCCACAGTTTGGTTAACATAATAGTCATTGTATTAAACCGATTATGTAAGGCTCATGTAAGAAAGCATATAGATCAATGACTTACCGATACATCGACCTGTGGACAACTTCCCAGCCGTTTACTGGTCTCCGGCGGCTGGCCGCGGCTGGCGCCGGCGCGATGAGCCCCCCCTTGCTCGCGGCGGCGGGGGCGGCTGATGCAGCACCCAAACAGATATCGCCACCCGCATGACGACCCCCACCCCCCTACCCCTTACCGCTACAAAGGCCGTCCCGAAAAAAAATTCTGATGACTTGGTGGCGAATAACCCATTTGTCGAATTCGTCAAGCTCTACAAGAACAACCCTGTCCTATTTGTCAAAGAGGTACTGAACACTAACCCTGACCCTTGGCAGATAGAGTTCCTCAACCACATTGCCGCAGGCAACCGCCGCATCTCTGTTAGGTCAGGACATGGCGTAGGGAAGTCAACGGCATCAGCCTGGGCAATGATCTGGTATCTATTCCTGCGCTTCCCTGTCAAGGTGGTGGTGACTGCACCGACATCCAGCCAGTTGTATGACGCGCTATTTGCTGAGGTCAAGCGTTGGGTCAAGGTACTGCCGCCAATGTTGCATGATCAGTTGGAGGTGAAGCAGGACCGCATCGAGGTCAAGGATGCGAATAATGAGGCATTTATTTCTGCCAGAACTTCCCGCGCCGAGCAACCCGAAGCCTTGCAAGGCGTTCACAGCGATCATGTGATGCTGGTGGGAGATGAGGCAAGCGGTATTCCAGAACAGGTATTCGAGGCCGCATCTGGTTCTATGTCAGGACATAACGCCGTCACCTTGCTATTGGGCAATCCGGTGAGGTCTAGCGGTTTCTTCTTTGACACGCACAACCGGCTAGCCAATGACTGGGTGACCATGCGGGTGTCTTGCGTTGACTCGCCAAGGGTTAGCGAGGCTTACATCGATGAGATGAAAGCTCGCTACGGCGAGGAGAGCAACGCCTACCGCATCCGCGTACTGGGCGAATTCCCAAGATCAGATGACGATACTGTCATCCCTATGGAGCTATTGGACTTGGCGATGAATCGTGACGTTGCGCCTAGCCAACACGCGCCCTTGGTGTGGGGTTTGGACGTTGCGCGCTTTGGCTCTGACAGGTCTGCGCTGTGCAAGCGCAAGGGTAATGCGGTGCTGGAGTCCATTAAGACTTGGAAGAATCTGGACTTGATGCAACTCACTGGTGCTGTGGTGGCAGAGTATGAGATTCTTGTACCGAGTGAGCGCCCACAAGAGATATTGGTGGATTCAATTGGCTTGGGCGCTGGCGTGGTGGACAGGCTCAAAGAGCTGGGGTTACCGGCGCGGGGGATCAATGTGTCTGAGTCACCGGCCATGGGGAATACTTATAGGAATCTGAAGGCCGAGTTATGGCACAAAGCCAAGGCGTGGCTGGAGTCTAGGGACTGCACCATGCCCAAAGATGAGCTGTTGATGGCTGAATTGGCGACTGTGAGGTATTCATTCACCAGCTCTGGCAAGATTCAGATTGAGGGCAAAGACGAGATCAGAAAGCGTGGACTGGCTAGTCCTGACCGCGCTGATGCGTTTTGTTTGACGTTTGCGTCAGATGCGGTGGTTGGGATGTATGGCTCTGCCGCTTCTACGAAATGGAATCAGCCGTTGAAAAGAAACCTCTCAAGGGTTGCATAATTCGTTAATTCTTTAAGGAGTATTCAAGATGATGAAGAAAACCAAAACCGAGAAAAAGATTTCTAAGGTTTACAACGAATACAAAGCTGGCAAGCTGCACTCTGGCAAGGGTGGTCCAGTTGTCAAAAGCAAGGCGCAGGGCTTGGCTATTGCTTTGAGTTCTGCTGGCGTGAAGCCTAAAAAGGGGATGAAGTAATGGCAACAATGCAACGCACCATGGATCAAGCCATGGATCAAGACGAGGGTTATGAGGGTGGTGAAGAGAGTTGCCCTATGGCGACACAAGACATTACCTTGAATCTGAAGAATCGCGGTAAGGCGATTGAGTCTGCCAACTATGGTCCTGAGAATCCCAAGCTCCCCAATAAGCAGTATTGGATGGAGATGGCGAGAGAGTGGCAAGTTAATCCAGAAGAGGCAAAGATGAGCCTTTGCGGTAACTGCGCGGCTTTCAATCAGGATGATTCTATGCTTGAGTGCATTGCCAAGGGCATTGGCGAAGAGGGCGACCCTTGGGCGATGATTGACGCTGGTGACTTGGGTTACTGCGAAATCTTTGACTTTAAGTGCGCGTCCAGCCGTACCTGTTCTGCTTGGGTGGTGGATGAAGAGGATGAGAGCGAGGGCGAAGACGAGATGCCTGAGTCACTGCTCACTATCAAGATTGGGGTGAAAGGTGAAGACTAAGCCTGGGCTATATGCCAACATCAACGCCAAGCAAAAGCGCATAGCGGCTGGCTCTGGCGAGAAGATGAACAAGGTCGGCTCCAAGGCCGCACCTACTGCTGCTGACTTCAAACTGGCCGCCAAGACTGCAAAGAAGAAGCCTAAGAAGTGATTTCGCCTATATGCATCTCAACAGTACACGGCAAAGGTTTGCGGGTGATGCTCACAAGCATTGCCGAGTACTGTCCCGAAGTGCCTGTCTATTTGCGAGGTCCAGAGTCCATTATTGGCGGCTTTGACGCTGACTTGAAAGTCTTTGGTGCGCCGCACAATTTCGGCGATGACTACAACGACATCATGGACAAAGCCTTTGCTGATGGCTTTGAGTCAGTGATCTGCGCCAATGATGATATTGTCCTAACCCCCACCAGCTACAAGTATCTGATGGAGGATGTATCTCAATTGAGGGCAGAGACTGGCGAGCCAGTTGGGTGGGTATCTGCAAGATGTGACGCGGCGCGTCCTGTGCAGAACATTCGCAGCAATCCCTTTGATCAGGAGTTGCACTACTTCAAGTACCCATACGAGGACGCCATCATGCCGATGGAGTGTCTAAGCCCCATCTTTGGCTGGATTGGAAAAGATGCGTGGGAGTGCTTTAAGTTCCCACCACTTAACTGGTACTCAGATGATGTGCATTGTGAGGATTTGAGAGCTGCTGGTTTCCACCATTATTTGTCTAGGTCCTATGTCCACCACATTGGTAGCCAAACCATTGGCTTGGACGGCAATAAGCTGATACAGCAGGCAGTGCCTTGGCTACGCAAGAACAGACCCGAATATGCCAAGCAATGGTTTAACCCTTAATCTAGGTTCCGGCAAAGACCGCCGAGATGATTGCGTGAATGCTGACATTCGTGCGGATGTTGGCGCCGACTGGGTTGTGGACATCTGCAAGCCACTAGACACCGATATGCGCTTTGACAAGATCATCGCCAATGATGTGCTTGAGCATTTGCCTGACTTGGTGGCTGGTATGACCAACTGTCGGGATTTGCTTGTTGATGGTGGCGAGATGCACATTCATGTGCCTTACGACTTGAGCTATGGCGCGTGGCAGGACCCGACTCATGTGAGAGCTTTTAACGAAAAGTCTTGGGTTTACTACTGCGAATGGGCGTGGTATTTGGGATGGACTGGCAGCAGATTTGAGTTGATGCATTTGGAGATGCGTCTAAGTGAGTATGGAGCGAGTCTAAAATTGCCACAAGATGAGTTGATGCGGTTGCCTCGCGCTGTTGACTCTATGTATGTAGTCTTAAAGAAAGTCCCATATGAAAACACCCGCGTGGCAGCGTAAAGAGGGAAAGTCACCATCTGGCGGTCTGAATGCCAAGGGGCGAGCGAGTGCCAAGGCCGAGGGCATGAATCTGAAGGCGCCGGTTAAAAGTGGCGACAACCCGCGCAGGGCATCATTCCTTGCGAGAATGGGCAATATGAGAGGCCCAGAGATGAAAGACGGCGAGCCAACGCGCTTGCTGTTGAGTTTGAAAGCGTGGGGTGCATCCAGCAAGGCTGATGCGCGAGCCAAGGCCAAAGCAATATCTGCAAGGAACAAGAAATGATTAACGACATGAACATCAGCACCGACATGGCGGCCATTGAGCCAATGGACGAAACAGAATTGCAGGGGATCATCTCTGCCGAGTTGGAGGATGCTGTCAGCTACATCGACTCCGATGTGTCACCCATCCGCGCCAAAGGTACTGAGTACTATCGTGGCGACCCCTTTGGCAATGAGGAAGAGGGACGCTCTCAGGTGGTGGCCATGGAGGTGCGCGACACTGTCAGCGCCATGTTGCCAAGCCTGATGAAAGTCTTTTTCAGCTCAGAGAATGTCGTTGAATATATGCCTCGCGGACCCGAGGATGTGGCTGGCGCACAGCAGGCAACTGACTACGCCAACTACATATTTACCTCCGACAACAATGGTTTTATGACCACCTACGCGTTGTTCAAGGATTCCTTGGTGCGTAAGTGCGGCATCGCCAAGTACTGGTGGGAAGATGTCGAAGAGGTCAAAATTGAGCAGTATTCGGGCTTGGATGACCAGACTGTGCAGATACTGATGCAAGAGGATGCCGAGGTAAAGATTGTGGTCAGCTATCCTGACCCATCTATGCCCATGCAGCCACCACAGGTTGATCCTGCCACTGGACTGCCAATGCAGATGCCTCAACCCATGTTGCATGACGTACAGATCAAGCGCAACACCAAAGATGGCCGCATCCGCATCATGGCTGTACCTCCCGAGGAGTTGATCCTAGATCGCAGGGCGAGATCGTTTGACGATGCTGGCATCATTGCCCACCGACAGATGGCGACAGTCTCTGACTTGATCGGCATGGGCTATGACCAAGAAGAGATCGAAGAGAACATCTCCAGCACCGACCTAGACAGCAACGATGAGTATTTGGCGCGTCAGCCTTTAAGCACCACCATGGGCGCCGGTGACAGTATGAATCCTATGCAACAGCGGGTTTTGTACGTTGAAGCCTATATGCGTATTGACTTTGATGGTGACGGCGTACCCGAGTTGCGGAAAATCTGTTGCATGGGTTCTAGCTACACCATGGTGCGTAACCTACCCGCCAGCTACATCCCATTTGTGGACTTCCCATGTGATCCAGAGCCACACACCTCGCCACTGGAAGCCATGTCAATCTTTGACATCACGCATGACATTCAAGAAATTAAGTCAGAGATCATGCGTAATACGCTGGATTCCTTGGCTCAATCCATCCACCCGCGCACTGCGGTGGTTGAGGGTCAGGTCAACATTGACGATGTGCTGAACAACGAGACTGGCGCCATTATTCGTATGAGAGCGCCTGGCATGGTTCAGCCGTTCAGCACTCCATTCGTTGGACAGGCCGCATTCCCTATGCTGGACTACATGGATCAGATGCGCGAAGACCGCACCGGCATGAGCAAGGCGGCTATGGGGTTAGACCCTGACGCATTGCAGTCCACCACCAAGGCGGCGGTGTCTGCCACTGTCAGCGCCAGCCAATCAAGACTTGAGTTGCAAGCCCGAATCTTGGCCGAGGGCATGAAGAAGCTCTTTAAGGGCATTCTGTATCTGATGACCACCCACCAAGACAAACCCCGAATGGTGCGTTTGCGTAATGAGTGGGTACAGATTGACCCCCGAGTTTGGGATGCAGGCATGGATGTAAACGTCAACATTGGACTTGGTAATGGCGACACCAACGAGAAGCTGGCGGCTTTGAACATCATCATGCAAAAGCAAGAGCAGATCATGGGGCAGTTTGGACCCATGAATCAGATTGCCTCACTGCCGATGTACATCCGCACACTGCAAAAAGCCATTGAGTTGTCGGGCTACAAGGACGCATCCAGCTACTTCAATACGTTGCCTGCTGACTTTCAGATGCCTCAAGAACAGCCCAAGCCTACACCCGAGGAGGTGCTGGCTCAAGTGCAGGCGCAGTCCATCCAAGCTGACATTCAGAAGAAAGCGGCAGAGTTGGAATTGCAACGCGAGAAGATGGTCAGGGACGATGATTACCGAAGAGATCAACTGGCGCAGGACTTACTGCTCAAGAAGTACGAATTAGAGTTAAAGTATGGGACACAGATTAG